CCATGCCCCCCTAAATCGGGGGTCATAGGGGTCCTCCCCTAAATCGGGGGTCATAGGGGTCCTCCCCTAAATCGGGGGTCATAGGGGTCCTCCCCTAAATCGGGGGTCATAGGGGTCCTCCCCTAATTGATAATCATACCAAAGTTATTTACCATTTTATGTTGATTAATAATAGAAATATATTTTTCGGTTCTTTCCAATAATATTTTGTTTTTCTTTTCTAAAAAATCTATTTTACGGTGTTGTCTTAAAACTTTATGATGCAAAGATGATTCATTTTTACGCTTAAGACTATTTATTATACCCTCATCTTGAAATCTCAATGAATCCACGCTACTTGAGCTGCTAAAAAATGTTTCTTTCTTCAATTCTTTATAACTTAATCCCAAATAAGGTTTCAAATTATTACTATAATTATTTTGGTGAAGTAATTGTTGGGAAACAGAAAAATCTTTATCTTTTGGTAAAGGGTGAATATAATGATGCATTAAATTTATTAAATCTTCATATGTAAATTTATCAAATGACAAATTTTCTTCTAAATAAGATTTCAAAACATGAAGAAAAAAAATAGTAAATTCACCATAAAATTTATTTGTATCCTCATTAATCAAATTTTTAGTAATGTATTTTTCAAAAGTGTTGGCGTTTTCACCACAGGATGAAATACAAATAATTTCACCCATATCATCGTTGTCCTTTTTTAAATAATCAATAGATGTATAATCTTTTATATTATATGAAAATTTCAAATCACACATTGTTCCAGAATTACAACAATCAAACATAACAAATAATTTACTTTTAAAATCGTTCATTAACGAATGAAACAAATCATCAGAAATATAGCTTACCTGCCAATCTTGTGGTAAAAATATTTCATCCTTTTTATCTACCTCATCACCATTACTATCAACAATACTACCACCATGTCCACTAAAATACATAAATAAGAAATCTTGAGATGTTAAGTCTTCACCAAGTAATTTAATATGTTTTACAATATTAAAAAAACTCGCATTTTCTTTTATCTTTGGCGAATCACTTAATATAATAATATCTTCTTCTTGATAGTTCAAATAATTTATTAAAAAATCTTTCATAATATTAACATCGTTTATGGGAGAAAGTAATCTATACTTATTACTAGTTAAATAATTAATACCAATCAATAACGCTTTATTTACCATTGTATATATTTAATACTTTTAATATTTTTACAAAAAAATATTAAAAGTATTAAATATTTCCTATTTTTGTAAGAGGGAAATACTTCTTAATGTCTTTTGCAAAATGTTTCCCAAAATTTCCAGACGGGTCAAAATATGAGACCTTCTGCAAAAGATAGTTGGAGCATAATCCGGGTTTTTCGTAAGGATATGTTATATTAGCTGCAGTATTAATACCAATATCTTTCTTATCACCCGAACCCAAACTTGTATGAAAACTGTTTGTTCCATCGGGATTCGACTTTACATTTTTTCTTCCAATAGAAGCGTCATCACCACTTTCATCATATAATTGAAAATCAATAAAATTACTTCTGGCATCTTGAAATGTAGTAACACTGAAATTATCTGTGCCTTCGTCTAAATATGTATTAAAACAATCTCTGTTATTTGAAATGTCATTTCTTTTGCATTCATAAAAACCATTAACGGTATTCATAAAGCTTTCGTAATTCTTGGCATTCTTAATATTTCCATTTTTATCTAAACAAACATCATTTGAGTTGGATACACCTTGAAAAATGGCTTTATTTCTTTTATTCTTTATTCTTTCACTTTGAGATAAAGGTTCGAAACTCTTTGTAAACATTGAATTCATTTATATTTAATTTATATATTATATGTTGCTCTCACAACATATAATATATAAATTAAATATGGGGTTCATAAGGGGTGTCCCCTTAAGGGTTCATAAGGGGTGTCCCCTTAAAGTTGAATCTTAATTCTCCAGACGTGACCATCAAACATAGTGCTGTCACCTGTTCCCAAAGTCACACCATCTACGGTCATATCACTATGTAAATCGGTTCCGGTCATAAGAACATTTGGAACAGTATCACCTACTCCACCAGCATATGTATCATATCCATTACCTGAAACCAAGTTTTCAGCAGTGGCGGAAGACTGATAAACCTTCGCAGCATTTTGATGTGCAATCCATCTATGTCGAGGTTGATAAAACATTTCTTGCACTTTTTTGCTTGAAAACCCATGACTTCCCTGTCCAACACCACTAAGGTCATTATTACCGTAAGCAATAACATTTGTATAATCGCTAATATTATTAGAATCACAATTTAATTTAACTCTTGGTCTAAAGTAAAAAGACAATGTATCTCCTTGTCTAAATGGTAATCTTCTAGGGATGTTGTAACTGGAATCAAAAATGGTAGGATGCCCTGAATCAAAATCATCACCACCTGTTAAAATATTTCCACTAACATCAAGTCCGACATCATTCATCGACATATCAAATCTTGATGTATCTGCGGCCAAAAGACCGGCATATAATGATTGCAAAATAGCATTTCGAATACCCTTTGTTTTAAGGGTTGGTTCAAAAATATCATATTCACTATTAGAACCATGTGTAGTAACAATATTAACACTACTAATGTCAACTTTACCAGCATTACCACTACCATGTGCAGTGTATAATTCAGGATTATTTTTTAACAATCTTTCCTTAAGTTGTTCGCCAGTATTTGCATTTGAAATATCTCTAATAATTTGACTTTCATTTGCTAAAAATCCTTGAGCAAATGGATGCCCCATAAGATGTGTAGACAGTAATCGAATAAGAGTTCTACCAAAAGATGTGCCTGTCCCGTCGGTAATACCTTTGGTATGATAATTTTGTCCTGTGACGTCATAACCTGTATTATTTGTAGGATTAGGACCATCGCTTCTCCCCAAAGAATCAAAGTTGGCGGAATAATTTGGCAGCGGGATACCGGGGGGTTTATATTTGACCCACCAATTGTCAATAAGATTACCAGACCCATCTGTTGTTTGGAGAGAAGGTTGTATAAGTTTTGAATTTTCTCCTAAAATTTTCGAAGAAATAATATTTGCTAAAGTTGTTGCCAAATCAGTAGAGTCACTTGTATAAAAAAGAACACCGCTAGCATCGTTTTCGGCCGCGTCACCATATAAAATTTTCTTAAATTCATCAATTAATCCTGCACTGGAATCGCCATATAATTGGAATTTTAAATGAGAATCGAAAACATCTATTGCAGAAACGGCTTCACTATAAATAATTCCACCAGCGGATATATCAAACAATAAAGGAATATTAATATTAACCATTACTAATACATATAAAAAATATATTTTTTAATAATATATTATTAAAAAAAATATATTTTTTAATAATATATTTTTTAATATTTAAGTCATTATAACTTTTACTTTCCAGCAATGGCCATCAAAAACAGTTCCAGTACCGACTTCACCAGCATAACCTGCCTCACCTGAAGATTTGCCTAGAACGAGGTCAGTTCCTGTCATGGTAATTGCAGGTAAATTCGTTTGACCTGTATCAGCATAAGTATCAATATGATTTCCGGCATCAAATGCGGCAGCTGGTGTAGTTGCTGCACCATGTGTTACATGCGCAGCGTCAGAATGAGCAATCCATCTGTGTCTTGGATTAAAGAACATATTCGTAATTGTTGATGTAGTAGCCGTACCAGCTGCACCTTGACCGACACCACTAAGGTCGTCATTACCATATTCAGCACCGGAACCACCTACCGATTCATCAATTCCAAGTCTAACACGTGGTCTAAAGTAAAATGAAATAGAATCGTTGGCACGGAATGGTAATGTTCTTGGACGACATTGGGATGGGTCGAGATTACCATAATCAAAATCAGTACCACCGCTTACATCAGCACCACTTACATCAGCGCCTGCATCATTGCCCGAAAGGTCAAATCTTTCAGGTGCAGTTCCCAAAAGAGCTTCGTAAATACTCTGTAAGATTTGATTTCTAATACCGGCAGATTTTTGTGCTTTGTATCTTGTTCCATCAGCAGTTGCAGTTGCAATATTATTGGGCACTTTATTGCTACCATCCATAGTAAAACCATCGGCAAACATAGTAATATCGTTTTTCAATAATCTGGTTGAAAGTTGTGAAGTAATATTAGTATTGGAAATATCAGAAATAATTGAACTTTCGTTTGCAATGAAAGACTGTGCAAATGGGTGTCCCATGAGATGGGTTGCCAAAAGACGAATCATAATACGTCCAAAAGATGAACCACCTGCATCAACGAGAGCGGAAGTGTAATATTTTTGCGTGGTGTCGTTTGATGCCACTGCTTCTTTCGTTGTTTTACCATAGTTAGGTAAGGGAATACCCGGTGTCATGTATCTCGCCTTGTGGGAATCATCAGTACCAGTATTACCACTGGCATCTGAAGTCCCGGTAGCCGAAGGCTGAATAAGAGTAGCATCGCTTCCTAAAATGGCGTAAGAAATTTGAGCACCCATCGAAGTACTTAAGTTATCGGTGGTGGAATAGAAAAGAACACCACTGACATCATTTTCAGAAGGGTCAGCATACATAATTTTCTTAAATTCATCAACAAGAGCAGTTCCACTGTTACCGGTAACTTCAAAATTTAAATGAGCATCAAACAAATCAGTGTCGGTAACGGTTTCACCAAAAACAATACCTCCAGCAGAGATATCAAATAATAACGGAATTTGTAAATCAACTTTCATCTTATAATTATACTAAATATAATTTTTTATTCCAAACTTTTAAAAAAAGTTTATCAAAAACAAACTTTTAAAAAAAGTTTATCAAAAACAAACTTTTAAAAAAAGTTTATCAAAAACAAACTTTTAAAAAAAGTTTATCAAAAACAAACTTTTAAAAAAAGTTTTTGTTAAACTTTTTTTAAAAGTTATAGTAAGATAAAATAAATCTTCCACAAACTATCTTTAATGAAGAATTTATTTTTAATAGATTTGAAATTATTTGCTAAATTATCACTTGGTGAATGTATGTCTAATTCAGGTTTCTTAAAAAAAATAGAAACCTCTAAAACATCACCCTTTTCAAATAAATTATTTTCCAAATTATTTTCTAAATTATTTTCTAAATTATTTTCTAAATTATTTTCTAAATTATTTTCTAAATTTTTACGTGATTCAAATATTTTATAAAATTCCTTAAGTATTTTTCTCTCCTGAAGAACCTTAATAATCTGTTTTGGGATATATGAAATTTTTTTTTTTATTTCTGCTAAATTTTGGAAACCATGGAAAGCAACATGAGAACCAAATAATTGTTGCGCCATATATTGAAAATAATAAGTTTCTAAATCACCTGGGATAAGAGGTTCATTTGTAAAACTATTGCCTGTAAAATTCAATGTTCCCTTTAAAGATTTCTGCAAATCACAGCATATTTCACCGAAATATGGGTAATTTATATCAATAATTTTACGCACTTTATTTAAACGAAAACATTTATTCCAATTTTCCAGAGACAATATTTCCAAACATTCTAAATGATAAACATTTAATTCATCTTTTTTTACTTCCATTTTATCACCATTATTATTTAAACAATACCAATCACCACCTGAAACACAACAGGAACCACCATTAAATTTTTCAAATTCATCATCGTAATTTATCTTAAAAATTCTTCCATATTTATTTACACCATTAGTAACACTATCATTATCCAAATTACTATTCATATATTTTACTTTTCATATAATATATCGAATTCTAACCCAAAAGAGAAATCACTATATCCTTGTCTTACTTCAATACCATATTCATCCATCAAAGTAAAATGCAATTTATCTATTTTAACAGGACCAAAATATTCTCTACTTTTTCGAATATTATCTGAACCATCATCGTATACAACTACAAATTTACCTTGTCGCAACGGTATTCGCGCCATAATATTCCTATTCATAAAAGAGTTTTCATAAACAATACTAACGTTTTCACAAACATTTGTTCTATAGTCGTCTATACAGAAGAACAATACTTTTTGACCACCCAAATCAATAGGTGCCTCACTAATATACGTAGTCGAACCTGAATATTTTACTTGTCTAAAACCTAGTTTCCAACCAAGATTTTTAGTTATCGGTATATTTGGCTCAACAGTGTTAGTGAAATCCAGGTCAAAAGTAGCATCAGCATCTAAATCACCGGCAATACCAGAACCAGAAATATCAGTGCTAATGACGGTACGACCTGTTTTTGTATCAATACTAAACACAATTTTGTCATCAATAATAAAATTATTCAAGGCGGCGGTTATAGTATTTGATTGGTAATTTCCAGATGGAAGTTTATATTTTGCTTCCCAACCTATTGTAGTATCACCATCTGCGCTATTGAGAGTTGTTGGTTCGCCAGTTGCCGTTCCTGTATTTGAACCATCACCCGTTCCAGTCTGTCCACCTACGCCACCAACTTTACGACCAACCTGTTTTATATCATATTTTACTCTCCTCTCTTCCGCTGCAGTATATCCAACATCATTTATATCTTCATTTCCAACACCACCAAAATCAGTATTATTATCAGGGTGATAAATGACAGAAAACTCATTGGTGCCTAAAGTAGCGTCAATATCATAAACAACATTGGGAAACTCAAGTGAAATGAGTCTCATAGCAATTACATTTTTCAGTGGGGTTGCCAATACCATTTTAAAATTAGCGGGTGAAGATTTAAAATAATTTGGCCTAAACTTGGTATCAAAACTTAATTGTCTTTTTACAATATTTCTTCTGTATGTATTAACAGATACCATTTCCCCGCCTCCACCGCCTCCACCGCCTCCACCTCTACCATCGTTGACTTTAACATTGGCTAATAATTTACTGGGGTCTATTTTTTTCTTATCCATTACATAATTATCAACTTTGACATTATATTTATAAACTAAAAAAAACTCGAGAGCTTTTAAAAAACTTTCAAACTTATCTTTCATCTCACTGGAGAGATTTTCATCTTCACGTAATTTTTGAATAACACTATTTGTCTTTTTTTTAACAGAAAAATAATTTAAATTACTTGGGTCACCACTAATATTTAATATGTTCATCATGTCATTAATATCATAATTTCTTATGTCAAAATCAAATTTAGCAGAGGTGCCAAATTGAAATTTTTGTTCAATATCAGCCAATTCAGACATATTCTTTAATAATATAAACAAACAACATTTTATATTTTTATTTTTTAATAAGTTTTTTATTTTTTAATAAGTTTTTTATTTTTTAATAAGTTTTTTATTTTTTAATAAGTTTTTTAATAAAAAACTTATTAAAAAATAAAAAACTTATTAAAAAATAAATAATTTTTTAGTTTTGTCGAACTTTTCCCAAAAGTTCATGTTTTGTCGAACTTTTCCCAAAAGTTCATGTTTTGTCGAACTTTTCCCAAAAGTTCATGTTTTGTCGAACTTTTCCCAAAAGTTCATGTTTTGTCGAACTTTTCCCAAAAGTTCTTAATTGCCATTTTTTTCATTGAACATAGACATTTCAGAAGTATATCTTTGTTTATCCTTTTCAGCCAAATCTAAATATTTCTTTTTAGATTCTTCAGTAACAGTTTTCCAAATACTGGCTACCTCTTTCGCAACATCACCCATATTAATTTTACCATCACCGCCTTTCTTCTCTTTCTTTTTAGCGGCGGTTCTATGTTTTTTAATGACACCGCCTCTCTCGTCATCGCAAAAGTAAAAGTATGCTGAACGAGCTCTCTTCGGTCTGTTTGGGTCCTTAAAAGCTTTCATTTTTAACTTTTGACCTAAAAACTTTTCCATCATTTCTGCGATTTTTTCGGGTTGTCCAAGTTGAACACAGAGCTGTTGTAAAAGAGACTTATGAGATTCAAACCAAACATCATTGATGTTTACAGTATTATTATGAAATAAAGGGGAATAAGTTGTTAATTTTGAGTTCATTATACTAAAATTCTTGGTTTGTTCTTAAGCTTTTTTATTAAATATATATTTTTACATTAAAAATTTATATGATTTAATAAAAGTCAATTTAATGTTTTAAATTTTTTAATAAAAAAATTTAAAACATTACCAAAAGAACATTTCATAATGATATTCTTCTACTGCCCCGGAAGCATAATGACAGGAATGGCAAAAATTACCATAACTTTTTTTATGAAAATTCTCTCCAAGAATAGTTTTACAAACCAAACAGTTATGTTTTAAAAAATTAACATATTTAATATTTTTTACAGCGTTTATTTTTCGAAGATATAATTGTTTTACAACATTAAACATTATATAAATTGATTTTACATATTTTTATATATTTTTTTACCAAAAAATATATAAAAATATATAAAAATATATAAAAATATATAAAAATATATAAATGGAATCACCGGAATATAACACAATAAATGAAGAAAATCAGTATGAATTTATATTATGGTGTAATGAATTAAAACCACCAACAATTAATGTAGATAAATTTAACATAATTCTTCAAATCAATATAGATAAATGGATTTTTGAAAATAATATTACTTGGCAATATGCATATGGAAACACCCTTGATACATTAAAAGCACAACAAGAAATAGAAAATACAATACAAAATACAACACAAGAAACACAAGAAACAACACAAAAACCTATTGATAAAGTAAAGCGCCGGGAGTTATTTGCAAAAATGGCAGAACAACGACAAAATAGGCATAAAAAAAAGTAGATATAACATTACCAACATTTCCAACATTGCCACCATTTTTTAGTAAATTTCAAACTTCTAGTTCCGCATTGGATACATTTCATCTTATAATAACTATTTTTTTTTGAAAAATTTTTATAACATTTGTAATGAACAAACTTTGAACAAATACTACATTTCACAATTGGCGATAAACCCCTCACATCATAACATATTAAACAGTCGTCATCGCGTGAAATATCATCTTCATTCAATGAATCACCTATAAGATAGTTTCGAAGGCTATTTTTTTTATATATTTTATCATTGTTTTTGTCGTTATTTTTCCTATACTCATCGACATTTCTAATAATTTCATTTTTAATTAAAACATCATTCATATATATATATTATATTAATTACGTCTCCGTGGCAAACGAATTCTGTTTTTAAAACTCATTTCTTTATTAATTTTAATTTCTTCATTTTGTATATGTTTTTTTAGAAATTTGAATTTTTTTTCATTTAATATTTCGTTTTCAAAAAAACATCCATTTTTTTCTGTTCTTCTTTTTTTTTCCAAATTTAATTTTTTCCTTAATTTTTTAATTCTTTCAATTGCAGCTTCTGCAAATGTTTTTTTTATTTTTCTTCTTGATATTTGACGAGTCAACCTTAATGGGGCAACTTTATTTGTCTTTTTCTTCTTTTTCTTCTTTTGTTCCAAAAAAAAGTTTGGATAAACAATAAGACGTTTTGTCATATTTGAGGACATGATATTGTTATTAATAGAAAAAACGGTAATAATATTCAATTTATATTTGGAACAATCCAAGTTAGAAATAGAACAAATTCATTCGTCTTTATCATAGACCAAATCTTCATTAGTTTCATATCCATCATAATTTGTTAAAGACTCCAACAATTTCTTAAAATCTTATTCCGTATTTTAAGAAATAGTGTAAGAAATATCATAAAAATACATTGTAATCCATAAATTATTAAAACTATAATAACAAACCAATTAATGATTGCATTAACTTGGTGATAAAATAAAGTTTCCGCCATCGTTATAAAAAAAATATAACATTACGAAAAATATTTCAATTTAACAATTTATAGTTTCAAATTTTTTTTAATAGTCTCACCGTTTACATTTGTTTAGTTGGCATACTTTCATTAGTGTCGTCGACAGCAAGGTCGTCGGCATCGTCGGCATCGGCAGAATCGTCGGCATCGGCAGAATCGTCGGCATCGGCAGAATCGTCGGCATCGTCAGCGGCAGGATCGTAATCAGAATCGTCAGCGGCAGAATCGTAATGTTCAATGTTTCTACGAACGTGATTGAAATTGCTACGGTCAAATTGTTCAAATCTTTTAGATTCAAAGAAACAAATCCACGAGAATAAATTTAAATCTCCATTTAAGATGCAAACAGTAATCAAACCCAAATCAACGGATAATTGAGTTTTTAAGTCCCAAGCAACAAGGTTTCCAGAAATTAATCCAAAAACGGGAATTGTATGAATTGTATAATAAATGACATCTTTTGTTTCCAATCCAATTTTAAGTTCTGACATTGCATTGTATGACCAGAGAATTTGTCCAATCATAAAAACAAACAATGCGTCATAATAAAAACAGACACCACCACCCTCATCATAAGAAGTGCAGAGAGGACTTCCTGATGAAAATACAGTTAAATCTTTATATTTTGATACATTATCCAAGAAATGATAACCTAGGAAACAGAATACAAACGTAGAAAATACATTTTTTTTCCAATTACCGATGTTTTTAATAAAACTAATTAACAACAACCAAATGCTAATAATTTCAAGAAACAGGATAGACATTATTATTTATAATGACAAATAATATAAAAAAAAATATCAATTTAAAATACAATATACATTTAATACAATATACATTTAATACAATATACATTTAATACAATATACATTTAATACAATTTATATACAATTTTCAACTATATTAGAACAGAATTATTTTGTTCGTTATTTGGATTAACAATATCACCATTTTGTTGGATAATCGAAAAGATTATATTATTTATTTCATCAAAATCATCAATCAAGTCAGGCATTTCTTCGTCTTCTTCATCTTCTTCATCTGTTTCTTCATTGTCATCGTATTCATTGTCATCGTATTCATTGTCATCGTATTCTTCGACGTCGGTTTCTTCATCTTCTGTTTCTTCGGTTTCTTCATCTTCTGTTTCTTCGGTTTCTTCACCATCGTATTCTTCGTCATCAGCGCTATCCAGGTCGGGCATGTCATCAGCGCTATCCAGGTCGGGCATGTCATCAGCGCTATCCAGGTCGGACATGTCATCGGCGCTCACTAAATCGATAATATTATCATTTTGTTGGTGAACATTATTAACAGAAACGGTCAGCATTTCTTCGCATTTCGTAATAACAAAATTATTCGAAACAACAACATCGTTTTCGTCTCCAATGTTTGTATCTTCAACAAATTCACATATATCAACCATCCCATTTTTATAATAGGCTATGCAAGATTCAGCAGCAGCTAGTTTTCTTCTCAACATAGCAATGGTTCTTGCGTCACTTCGAGATGTTACGTAGCTTGGAGACATTTTTTTTGAAATTAGTTTTTAAAATTTATATTTTTGGAATACTTATCTGCTTTTACATAAAAAAAATATTCAATTTATATTTTAAAATTATCTTTTTAGTTCATCGATATCTCTTTGTTGCTTCTCCATTATTCCTATCATTGTTCTGAATAATGGAACAAAATCACTATAAATTTTTATATCATCTGGTATTTTTATTAATCCAGTGGGTCTCCCACAAAATGAACTGATGCTATGTATCCTTTCTTCAATCGAAAAACCTTCATTCATCCATTCATCTATTTTACTTAAATTATCTTTGAATTTCTCCAATGTAATAAGGTTTTTAGATCTCCCATTCCTTGCCGATTCAATTTCTTGAATTTCTTTTCTCGTGAAATTATGTTTACCAAATCTGTATACAAGTATACGATTGTCAGGCATTAAATCACCTTTAAAATTTTCAGCAAGGGCATCAACTTGAACTTCCATTTTGGTTAAGGTTCCATCCAGTTTCATTCTTCTCTTTTTCTCAATTTCCAGTTCAAGTTGTTCTTCGAGAACTCGTCGTTCTTCTTTCAGTTTGATTTCATTTGATTTTAAAGCTTCAAGTTTGTCAAGTATATGTGAAGACATTTTTTTTTGAAATTAGTTTTATTTGGAATACTTATCAGCTTTTAAATAAAAAAAATATTCAATTTATTATCTTTTTAACTTACCTGTGAGAACTTACCTGTAAATACGAACTTACCTGTAAATACGAACTAATCTATAACCAGCAGTGGCTGTTATACCACGCCGGGCATTTCGACCATTACAAAGGTCAGTACAGGTTATTTCACCTGCACATATCCCAATAAGTAATATAATTACGAAAATAAAGGTTATCATTAGCATGAAAGATTTACATATCACAAATTCTTCACAAATGGCGATACCTACACCAATCATTAAATCTGCAGCAATTTCGGCTGCAATATTATCATCGTCGTCTTTAGCAACTGTTTTAGTAATGAAAAATCCCAAAAAGAACACCATAAATAATGAGGATACAATTGATTTTTTACTGAACATTTTGATTAACTTTTGATTAACTTTTGTTTGCTTTTGAATTTGGGTCAAATATATAGAAAAATATCAATTTAATTCGTTGTTCTTGTTTATGAGCTCTTTCATTTTTATTAAATCCTCACTTGGTATTTTTTGTTTGATTATTTCATTTAAATCATAAATTTTGTAACCATTATTTTTTGAATGAAATTCTCTCCAAGATTCACAAAGCTTCGAATATAAATATTGATATCTAAAAATTTTATAAGTTATCGCAACAGTTTCGTCCATATTTTCTACACAATGCCACCAATTTTTCGGTATAAAAATCCCGTCGCCAGAATTTAATATATAAGTCTCGATTTTAACATCCTTGAATTTGGGATATTTCTGATAATCTACATTTTTGAAATCTATTTCGCTCCATCTGGCAGCGTTAGTGAATATTTTTTTTTCATACATATTTTCATTAAATTTTGGTGATGCAAAATGTATTTTTTTTTTACCTTCGATGACATATAAATAAGATAAATCATCAATGTCTGTATGCCACCCTGTTGTCGAACCTTTACCACCCAACCAAAAAGAACAATCCTTGGATAAAACATTGGAATAATTATCAAATAATTTATCAAATTCTTTCATAACAACATTTTTAATACCTATAATATTTAAAAAATCATATTCATCCTCACTTTTAAAATACCATTCCGTATCATCATTCATAATTTTACAAAATTCATGAATCTTCATTTTTTTAATATTGCCATCCATATCAATATCTTTAGAGTTAGAATGACTAACATAAATATCTACCAATCCATAATTTTTTATCAAATTTTTTATATTATATTTTTTTAAATTTTGAATATTCAAATCTTTATAAATTATAGGTTTCTCAATTTTATTATATAAAAACATGAAACAAAGAAAAAAAATCAATAAAAAAATAAATAAAAAAAAAAAAAAAAATCAATAAAAAAATCAATAAAAAAAACAAAAAAACAAACAAAAAAAATAAATAAGCAATCATGACTAAAATGAAAGAATAATAAAATAACAAATATATAACTTAAAAATTTTAAATTTTTCCATCTAATATATAAATGAAATTTATCAAGTTATTAATAATTTGTTGTATAATATTGTTTGTCTCTCGTAAAAAATATATTGAAAATTTAGTTTCTTCTATAAGTGGAAAGGTTATAAAAGGGGATGGCACATCGCGCAACTATGGTTATCGCACAGCAAATATGAAATTAAAAAAACCGATGGAATGTGGTGTTTTTAATGGTATGTCGCAGCATGGGAAAACAACAATATTGAGCAACGGGACAAATTATGTAGAATGTCATATACATGATTTTAATAAAGATATTTATGGTAAAACATTGAAAATAAAAAATATAGACTACATCGATGAAAACGACAAATATAAAGATTGTTTATGGGCAAAGCAATGGATATAATTATTCTGGCATGCGTTTATTTTCCTTTTGAAATTGCTTCATGGCTTCACGTTTTTTGTTTTGAACTTGCATACAATATTGGTCAAGGCTTAATGTCCCGGAATCAAGACCTTCATCCCTCGCTCCCAGTCCAGCAGTAATATATTTGAAAACTTTTACTCTTTTCTTTTGGCCTATTCTATGAGCTCTGGCAATAGCTTGGTCTTCAACAGCTGGATTCCAATGCGGACTTGTGAAAAACACAGAAGAGAATTGTTGTAAGTTTAATCCTTCGCAACAACTTTGCACCTGCACCATCAAAACATCTGGCGTTAATGTCGGTATTAATTTACGGTCTTTTGCCGATGTTTTTCCATTCAGCATTTTTACTTCGAGATTTTCTTTTAATATTTTATTTATAATTTCCATTTCTTGAACATAATGACAAAACACGAGAGAATTATGACCTTCATTTTTCTCTTTAATAATTTGTTCGCAAATCATGCGAATCTTCGTATTCGTATTATTTTTCAAATTTTCACATTTTGAGGGAATAGTTCCGATTGTTTTCAATTTATCGAAATAATCAGTAATAATTCCCGGATAAACACAGGCTTGACGAGCTCTGGTAAGCATCGGTAATTGTGATTCGCCTCCCAAAAACCCCATAACTTCATTTACATTTTCAACAGTGACATTTGTAAATCCCAATTTAGAATGAATTTCACGCAATAATTCTTTTTCTTCTTTCGAATCATAATCAATGATTCTAACAATTTGCTCTTCGAATGGTTTCAATTTCAAACCGACATCTTTTTTCGACCGCATCATAACATACGGTTTCAAAATTTTAACAACATCTGCTGGATTTTCACGCATTTCATCCCAAATACCAATTAACTTGCAGAGCGAAATTAAATCTTTTTCGGAATTTTGAATTGGTGTTCCAGTCATAAACCATTGACAATCACTTTTCAAATTAGCAGCCCCTTTATGTTTATTACTTTTTTCGTTCCTCAAATGATGCGCCTCGTCATACATGACGCGGTCCCATTTAACATCCCATAATGGTGAGCTCCATTTTCCGGGAAGACTCCCATTTCTACTTTGTTTATTTTTCCTTGTAGAAATCATTCCATAAGTAGTAAGAACTATATAATGTTTTTTGATTTCTTCAATAGGTGTCCTTGCAGAATGCCCCCGAAATACAAATGGATGAAAACCGAGCCATTTGTAAATAAGTTCATCCCATTGATTCAACAGAGCAGATGGAACAACAATCAATGTATTTTTTTTGAAATTACCGACCCATGTCCCAAGCATCATAATCGTCTTGCCCAGACCCATCTCATCTGCAATTAAACCAGATTTACCAGTTGGAACACATAGACCGGGTGATTTTTCATAGAAGCCCAGCTCCTTGAGAATAGCCCAGCGAATTGCTTCTTGTTGGTAAGATTTTTCATGAATTCCAAAAAGTTTCATCCATTTTTTCACGGCGACAATACCTTTTTCACATTTTTGAATAGTAGACATTTTGTAAAATAGTTTATAGGTTTTCTTATAAAAAGAAGGTGAGTTACAATAATAAAAAAAAGGCTTTATATGTTCAATTTAATATATTTATTTTGCTTTTGAAGCAAACCAGGTTATAAGCCCAACTGCGGCGCCTGTCCAAATGGTGATGTAATGTTTTGATAATTCATACTGTGCATAGTTTATAAATTGGCAAAATGGTGAGCCAAGGGTGAATACATTAGTTATAATACCGATGAATGAACTGGAAATGCAATTGGAGACATAAATTTGAATGCAAATCCAGTGCAGTGTTGATGTTAGGAGAATAATTCCCAAAAACTTCGCTACTAATCCGGTATATTCTTTAATTTTTTCTGACAACATTGTTTAGATATATTAAATTGGAATCTAATTGAAAATTCAATTTAATACTGGCAATGTAGAGTTGAAACATTTTTTTTTTTTCCTCGATAATTTTTTCTCTGTATTTTTTCAATAGAAGTTTCGAGAAACTATCGGTCAATCCTTCAATTGCATTTGAAATATTTTGAACATCACAACAAAGACTTTCATATTTAAAAGTCAGTTCTTCATTAGAACAAGGCATTAGTAAACGACCTCTCTCATCCCGTCCTGCCGGTAGTGGGATTTTCTTTTTTCTCGGAGCGTTCTGTTTGTCTGGCACCCGCCTTGAGATACACGTTGTTGTTTCTGCAGATTCTTTTAATGATGACTGAACCCAGTCACCGACATACTTCCACCCGTCGCCGTTTTTTTCGACTTGACGCCTGAAAAGCACTCTGCCAGAATCGGTATTTTTCCAGTTGTAGGTATATTTCTTTGTATTTTGAGAGTTCATTTTAGTATATGAGATTCCCGGTATGACTGATAATGAAAAAAAGAAATTAAATTCAATTTAACAAATTTAATTTCATAAATTTCATAAATTTCATAAATTTCATAAATTTCATTCAACCATTACCAGTTAGGTATTATAATAAATAATGTTAATTTTTCATTTTCCACTAGCCCAGTTAGTGGCTCATTGTTTTTCAAATTTTTCCCGAAAGTAGCAAGTCGAAGAACAGAATTGGTATTTTCTAAATACTTAATGTGATTAATCAACTCTTTTTTGACGTCGAGAATCGTGCCAGATTTTGGAATTTCCAGTCTCATTTCAACTTTCTTACTATAATCAATTTCACCACCTTTACCCATTTCATAGAACTCGTCGATATGTTGATTGCCACCATGCCATACATCAACGGCATAATGTTCTTCTGGTTCAACACTTGTGAATAAATTAGTAAAATAATTGTATAACGAAACGAAAACTGACATGATTTTTTTGGATTTGTTACTTTTTTTGGACTTGGTATTTTTGGATACTGAATATGTATTTGGTAAAAAAAAAATCAATTTAATAAAAAATTACCGGTTCAAAAGAAAATGATTTAGAAATTTAAAAACACAAAAGCTGAAGAAAACTGTTTCCTCAAATATTAAAATAATATTTATATATATAATGTACCTGGATAAGGTTCCCCCCCCCCCC